CATTAAAAAATAATCCCCTTTATATCTAGAAGTCTCTCTAGAAGAACTAGTGACACAGCCCCCACCGTGCCCAATAATACCCAATAGATTTTGTCTATCTTGCCGCCCAATTCATGAATGCCATTATGCATATGATACTGTGATTTCTTCAGACCTTTTATATGACCATAAAGTGAGAGAATATGTTCTCTCGTAGTTTTGGGTTTAATATCCATTACGCTATCATTCCTCTTTGTTTTAACTTCATTTGTTTTTCTTCCTCTGTTAAGTACGCATTTTCTGCTGCGGTCAAACCATTCTGGGTTAAATTAGTTTGAGCGTTCATTCCTTGGTTAAGAATATTTTGTCCTTGAGTAATCGTTTGCGGATTAGGTTGAGCCGATGTAACTTGTTGCGGTAATTGAGGAGTAACTATTTCTTCTTCTTGCATATCTACATAGTCTGCTAATTCAATATCCCACTCGTCCTCAAGACTTAAACCTTGTAAATCATTTTTAATTTGTTTAATGACAGGGATTGCTTCACCAATAGCTCCTTGGAAACTAGCTCCTGCTACATGTCCACCTTCAGCAAACCCTGGATATCTTTTATCAAATCCTATTCCACGTAAATCTCTTCTTATATCTCTGACCTCTGGTCCTGCTTCAAGGAAGGGACTTGGTTCCCCTATGTCATGTGCTATCTCTCTAAATTTAGCAATGATATCTTCCGAAGGATAATAAGGATCAAATTTTCCATTATTCAAATAACCAAAAGTTTTAGGACTAATTTGTCTTTCTTTAAATGCCCGGGATAGAGTCCCTCGACTTTCACCTAAGGTCTCTGCTGCTTCTATATTTTTAAACATTTCTTTTTGAACATTAAATCTAGCTTTGTTTGAAGCTATGTATCTTTCAATAATCTCATTAGCTGTAACCTTACCACCTTTTAATAAACCAAAGTATCCTCCAGTAAATTCTCTTCTTGCTTCCCTAATACCTCTTTGGTACTCAGCTATTTTAAAACTCATAGTTCTTAGTGGATCAATTTTAATTGGTCTTAGTCCCATGAAACCAGCTAACTCTGGACCAATATCTAAAACTTGACCTGTCTTATCTGGTGTTCCAAATGCAGCTTGTCCAATTCTTAATCCTTGTTTATAAGAGGGAGCAAGAGCATTACCTAAATGCATCATTTGAATCCATAGTCTGTCACCAGCGGAGGTTTGATCGGTATATAATTGTCTGCCTTCTTCAGTTCTTCCACCTCTAACAATTAGGTCTGCCATTGCTTCTGTCCAAATAGATTCTGAAATAAATGGATCCATTATCTCACTACTCGCTTCTACAGTTCCATTTACAAAACCCTGTAATAAAGTATCACCATCTACTTGACCTTCTTGGATACCATTCATTAAAGTTCTAAATGGTCGTGACATTACATCATAGGCATTACTTTTACTGAAATCTATATATCTTAATTCTCCATCATCTAATCTTAATGGAACTAATGTTGAGTTCTTAGACCATTCAGGAACAAATCTTCTCATAGCGTCTATTTCCTCTTCGGTTACATCATACAAAGCTTTAGCTCCTTCAGTAACAGCTATTGGAACTCCAGTTAAAGTTGTTGCCATACCAGCTATTCTTTTAAAACCTGTCCCCCAACTCCCGTCTTGCATAGCGCTGTTCTTAACTACTCTTTCACTTCCGTCTTTAAGTATTTCTATAACTGTAGGGGTCATATTAGAACCTTTAATTCTTACTGCTCCTTCTCCTAGTTGGTGACTCATTTCTTTTATACCTAACTGTGCAATGTTAGTAGAGGTTCTGATAATCTCAGAAGGGAAAGACATAAAGTTACCAATGGGTAAAAGTCTTGCGGTCTTAACTGCTTCACCTACATATGCATAGTTCGGAACTGTATTTTTAACAATCTCCGCCGCTTCTTTTTTAAGTTGCCATAAAGCCGGATTTCTTTCACCTAATTTTTGAGTAAGTGTTTTTCTAAATTCCTCCACAGGAACTCCAGCTCGTTTAGCTTGTCTCTGTACTATTCTTTCTAGCTCCATGACAAAGTTAGTAATTTTAAAAGTATCGTCCTCAGCCATGTATTTCCCCTGCGCAAACTGTCCAACTTTCTTAAAGAAATTAAAGAACCCCTTTAAAGGTCCATCTACATTCATTATTGTTTCCCCTGCTTTAGCATCTTTAAGCAATGAAATCATATCTCCCATTTGAACTTGAGAGTTAGTTACACCTAATTCTAACATGTCCCTATATTCTCTTTGAGCTGCAGGTGAGTTAACCCCAGCTTTTAATAAACCAGAAACATTTATTCCTTGTTGAAATGCTTTTCTTAATAAATTTGGATTAGATAATCCTTCAAATAAAATTCCATTAGCTGCTGTAAATGCACCAGCACTAAAGAAGTTTCTTAAGTGAGTTGGGATTGAGAAAATAGTTTTAGCCATTTGTGAAATACCTTTGGGAAATAAAAGTAAATTTCTATAGAACCAACTGACAGCTTTTTCTGCTCCGCCCATTCCTTTTTTATCACCTCTTACAAAACCTTGTAGGGCTCCCATAACATCGTTAGCAGATTTAATTCCTTCAGCAATTTCTCTTGTGGTAAATGTATCACCTAAAGGATTAATAATATTTTTAGTAGCATCTATTTCCCCTAAGACTTCTCTCATGGGAACTATTTCTATTCCTAATCTTTTTGCATCTAATTTTGTAGTAGCTTCTTCAGCGCTATTCCAAAAAAATCCTCTTCCTCCATTTGCTTGGACGTCAAAATTTTTGGCTTTAATTTCTGCTAAGTACGCCGTAGTTCTAGCTAAAGAAGATAAATTAGTCATTCCATTAAAGATAGTAAATCGTGGATCTTTTATTTCACCAAATAATTCTCTTAATGCTTTTTTCTGCGCTTCAGTTCCTGGAGCCTTAACCCCTAGTCCTATCTCATGAGTCTTAAGTTTACCATCTTCCATACTCTTAGCCACATATTTAAAATCAGGGAGTCGACTTGGCTTCTTCATCTTTTGAGCATCTAATAAAATTTGATCTATAATCTCTCTAGCTTCTTGTTCACTTCGGCCACCCATTTTAAAAACAGTTACAGCATTACTGTAGGCTTCATCTGTAGGTTGGTATTTTCTGAACCCATTAAGAAGATTACTTTTATGCTCAAAAATTTGAAAGGTATTGCTAGTATAACCTTCTAATCTTTTTTTAAATAATTCTTTTAATTCTTCAGGTGCGTCTTTCCCTTTTTTAACACCCCCTGCATGCCTGTTAAGTATATCTAATAAATTATTAAACTCCGCTCTACCTGCATTTAAATTAGATATTAAATTTTCTTGAGTCTCTTTAGAAACATTTTTCATACCTAACTTACTTAGAAGCTCTTGTAATTTTTTAGGATCAATATCAGTTCCCAAATCTCCTCCTAAAAGAATATCATTTACTTCTCTTATAAAATTATTTTTTTGAGACTTAAAACTTTTATCGGCAACTTCTTGAGCAACTGGAAATATTCCATCAATAGCTTTAGTAATATTTTGAACCAGTTGAGTTGCTCTATGTGAATCTCTTACCTTTAAACCTTGTTTTAACATCTCTGATTTAAAAACTTCATCAGGTAAAGCTCCACGTGGACTAAAGGGAGCCCTAATATATTTATCAATCCATCTTTCAAATTTAGAACTACTGTAGGCTAAATCTTTTCCTCTTTTAGCCAGAGCTTTTGCTGTCTTGCCTACTCCAAATACAAATGGTGTAACTAATAAAGATTCGGAACCAAACTTAAATCTATTTAATAATTTTCTTGTAGCTTCATCTCTACCAAAACTTTTCTCTCTATCTAATTTGGTTGGTGCGTCAAAGATATCTCCAAAAGTACCTATCTCATCAGTATCAACGACAAGACCTTCTCCCGCTGCGCCACCGGTTACCGCTAAAGCAAATCTTTTATACTTAGCTTTTTTATTTAATTCATTTACTTTATTAAGCCCTGTTCTTAATCTACTACCATCCGGGGTTGTTCCTTTTCTCCCAAAGTCTGCATAGAGATTTTTTCTCTTAGCTCGAAGAGCTCTTGAAGTCATATTCCTAGCTGCTTTATTTGCTAGTTTAAATCCAACTCCACCAGGGACACCGATTTGAACTAATGCCTCCGTTAATTTTCCAATAGTTCTTTCTTCTGCTATTTCTTCAAAAGGATTTAGTTTATCAAAATACTCTTCTACATCTGCAGCAAGATCAGAATCGGCTCCGAGATCAATTAGCTCTGCTCCTAAAGATACTATTCCCTCTGGTATTTTAATTATTCCTGATGCAAGCCCTGCACCAAAAGCTTTGTACCAACTAGTTTCATTACCTTGTTCTGCTGAATTGAGGGAGTTATTATATAGACCCATTGAGTCTCCTCTCTAATTTTTCATCTGGTGTCTTGGTTTGATTTTCTTATATCTCTCCGCAAATTTTTCTTTCCAAATTATTTCTTCTAATTGTTGTTTAGTAACTGCGTCTTTACCAAGTATCTCTTTTTGTTGTCTCAACCACTGTTTGTTTTTACCCTCTGATTTAGGTCGTTCTGGAATTAATGCTAAATTTCTCTTTTGTGCTTCTATTTGTGCATCGGGATAAGTTAAACTTACTTCCGAGCCGGTTACTATAGATTCTTCTCCACTTGTTGGAACCACACTCATATCTTCATCTAATTCTACAAATCTAAAACCCTTATCCTTGTTGCCAGTTAATTGAAAGACTACATCTTTTACATCATCATAATAAACGTATCCTGTTTTACCGGCTCTGCCTTCAGTTTTAGCAAACTTGGCTAAAGCTTTAGAATCTGTTCTATGTTTATTAGTAAAAATGGATCCTATATTGTATCCTTGACCACTCAGGTCTCCAGTTTTTTTCCATTTCCAATTAGCTCTATTTTCTGCTTGAAACTTAGGAATGTCATCAGTTTGCATTATGGTTACAACTTCTTTTTTAATTTCCTCATCTTGCCAATTATTTTCATTTTCAAGTTGCGCTTGAAGTCTTAGCATTTTTTGTTTGTTGTCCTCAAGTTGCTTTTCCTTCTCCCATTTCTGCTGTTTAGTTAAATTTTTATCTTGCAACTCATATTCTAGGTTTATCAGTCTTTCTTGAGTTTCATTTTTTTCTTGAATTAACTTGTCTTCTCTTTTCCATAGGTTCTGTTGTTTTAGTTTATCACTGGCTCTGGTTCTCTTGCCTATAGCTTCATCTAGGTCAAAGGCCGTTTTATCTTTACCATATTCATATTGTCTGTCCCCATATCTATCTTCATCCTCCTTGAATGCTCTATAACCTTCCATTCTAAGGCCTCTATCATATGCAGCTTTATCGGCTGCTTGTTTGATTAACATCTTATTAGGATCTTCTAGATTAGAAATTGCGTCAGCCCAAGAAGTTGACCCAGCAATTTTTGGTCCCGCTGCTAATAAATAAGAAGTTATTGGATCCATTCCTCCATAGGCTCCCATCATTTCTTGTATCTCGGCCAGCGATCTTTCTTTATCTGGTTTCGGTCCAAGGTCTCTGGTAGGAAATGCAACAGTTTCATTTGCCTGCTGCTCTAACAATTGATCACTATAGGTTGGTATCTTAAACTCATCACGACCAACAAAAGGATCATTGGCATGCATAGATCTATCTACGATACCAGTCATGACACCTGTACCGACGTTTCCGCCTTTTCTAAACATTGGTCTTCTAAAAGTTCTCATTATGCGTTCGATCCATATCCTTGCCATGGTTGATTAAATGCTCTGTAGATTCCAGCAAGTGTAGTTCCTGTTCCTAATGCTGTATTTAAAGCAGTTGGATTAGGACTCATTTCATTAATGGTCTTACCTGGATAACCAGATATTAATTGTGTTACACCACTTCCATAAGCTTGTGATGCAGTTAATGGTTGCATTAATTGTTGTTGACCCAGTTGTTGTTGAGCTGTTAAGCCTGCTTGTTTTTGAGCTTGGTTTAAAGCACCTAAAGTTGAAAGTGCTCCAACATCTTGACCTAAGAATTGTTGTCCTTGACCTGCTAAGTTTAATTGATTCATCATAGCTTGCTGTCTTAAATTTTGTGCTTGATTAAACCCTGATTGATTTAATTGTGCTAATAATGATGCCCGGTTCCTGTCACTAGTTGCCCCGTACTCTGCTAATTGAACTCCTTCTCTTCCACCACCAAATGCACCTTGACTAATTGCTTGAGCTCTTAATGCTGGTAAACCTTTTGCCGCCTGGATATCAAAATCTTTCATCGTCGCATCGATAACATCTTTTTGATAAGGAGATTGAAATTGTGTGTAAGCACTTGGCGCTGCGTAGCCTGCTGCTGTTGTAAGATAAGGTTTGTATGCAGCTATACCTGATTGTGCTAATGCTTGAGCTTGTTGTTGTAAGGGATCAAGACCAGCAACAAATTGTGGTCCAAATACTTTACTTAAATCCGCTGTTTTGTATTTACCCGCTGCTCCGGCAAGATCACTTAAAAATGTTTTCCCTGCCGCTTCTATAAACGCTGGTGGGAGTACTTGTGTTTGATCTACGGCCATTATCCTACCTTACTCTCTAATTGTTTCATTTTATCGTATAATATTTGAGCACCTTTATTGACGCTTCCGCCTCCAGCTGCTTTTACTGCATCTGCAGTCCAAACAAATTCATTATTAGATAACATCGCTGGGACATCATCTGCTTTTTCTTTTACCCCAACTGGAGGAATAAATCCACCAGTTTCTCTAAGATCTAATTCGTTTACACCTGCTTTATTCTGTCTAACAGGTAGGTTTCCTAGAATGCCTGCTGCCTGAGCCGTGTCTTCAGTACCTAAAGCTAATCCAATTCTTCCGCCGTGACTTCTTAAAAGACGTATTGGTATTTTTCTGTCTGGATCATATTTATGTGGCTCTCCTTTTGGTAGTGGCATTCTTATAGGATTACCGTCTTCATCATATTTAATTTTATAAGGACCTTTTTGTAAAGGTATATCTTTAAGAAATTTTTCTAATCCTTTTTTAGGTGTACCAGACTCTAACCCAACTCTTCCGCCCTGAGCCATGCCTCCGGTATCCACGAATTCTAATGCTTCGCCGTATAGTTCCATCTGCAACTCCTGAGAAAGATCATAAAATTCTTTTCCATATCTGTCCCATGCCCAATCCATAGCTATCTCTTGAGCTTTCCAACCTCTTGCTCCACCACCTGCCACCTGTATACCTTGTGGTGCTGTTTCTTTTTTACCTAATTGCATGTCTAGTTCAATTTCAATTGTCTCTTGTTCATCTGGAGATAAATCATCATAATCCTTCTTAAACATCTCTTGAGATAAACTATCTCTTCTCCATTCCCATATAACTTCCTTATCCGTACCAAAACCTGCCATTTGTTGAATTGGCACTCCTTCTTCCATTTTTAAATCATGAGGAGTTATAATTTCTTCATCTTCTATATCTAAAGTTTCTATACCACCTCTTGGTGAGCCAGCATATAAGCCAACTCTTCCGCCAGATGCATATTCACTTAAATTAACTTCAACCATTTCCTCTATTTGTCCATCAGGTAAATTAGGATTTAATTTAGTAAACAGGTCTTTTAAATAAGGTCTAACTTTCTCAGGATCTTGTTTAATTTCTGCAATCTGCTCCTCGGGCATTCCTTGACCAGCTAAATAAGTAATCAATGCAGAACCAATTCCTATCTTGGCTCCTGTTCCCATGTTTGTAAATTTACTTAAAAGTCCTTTTGTACCCGGTGTGAAAATCCCTCTACCAGGCATCGCGTAACCAGCATTTCCTGCCGTACCAAATAAAGCTCCTCCCATTTTTGATAAAGCTCCTTTACCAAACATGCCACCAAAACTAGTTCCAGGTACACCAAAAGCTCCTATACCTAAAAGAGCAGCTTTACCAAAAGGAGATTTAATAAACTTTTTAACTCCTTTACCTATAGATTTTACAAAGCTTCCTAGTCCGTATTGTTGTCTTGATATTGCCATAATTTTGTCTAAATTTAGTTAAAAAAAGCAGGCGTAGAAATCCTGAATATAGTACCTTATTTGATTTTTTTATTGTCGTCAATAGGTTTCGAAGGAGCTTCTCCCTGTTTTAAGTCATCAAGGAATCTTCCACAATATTGATACTCACCTATGTGGGTAATATAATCGGTTACAAATAGATATACTTTACCACCTAGTTTACGCCATCTTTCACAAAAACCAAAGTCTTCACCAAAATAACGTTTAGTTTCTGGCTCATGTAACGTATCAAATAGATTATAAAAATTTTCTTTTTTAACTTCTTTACCATTCATATTTGTAGGTTGAAATATCTCTAACTCAGGGTGAGCCGTCATAAGATCAGTAATTACTTTTCTTTTAATTAACATACATCCTGTAGGCGCATGGGTAGCTTCTATTAAACCTTTATCTACTATTACCTCGGCTTTCTTTTCTAATTTTATCGGGAAAGTATAACCCGCTTTAGCAAAATCATTGGCATCTGTAATAGCTCCATCTTTTTGATGAAGTCTGTTCCATGCTTTTTCCCAACTGAAGCTTTTCATTGGATAAGGACAAGATATGATATCTTTATCCGCGGTCAACATTTTCTCTATGGTACTAAACTTAAAATCAATATCAGAATCTATAAATAATAAATGAGTATATTTATCTTGATGATTTAAGAATTCAGCTACGCAGAGATTTCGTCCTTGAGTTACTAATGAAGATTTCATTAAAGTAAAACTAATCAACATATTTCTCTTCATACATTCTTGCTGCATCTTCAACACTGCTTGACAGTAATGCATAGATACATCGCTATGTACCGGGGTACATACCATTATTTTATGTGGAGAACGTCCTAAGTTTATATTAGTTATATTAGAGTTTTCACTGGCGTCTTTTTTATCTTCACCATTAAACCATATAGGCTCATTTGGGTATTGCATCTAAAGCTCCTTTTAAAAATGTTTCCCATTGTCTACCAATTTTATTCCAACTGTAATAAGAATTAGCATAAGCGGATTGACAATCTAAGTGATTAGTAATTTGAGTATTGTGTAATGTTTTAGCTGCAGCTTCAATACCAAATCCAAATTTAGAAGCTAAAGCTTTATAGTCTTTGTCTACAGGAATATACATAGGAAACTCTGCCCCTGTTTCATATAAAGCTCCTAGATTAGTTGTGATACAATATAAACCAGCCGCCATACATTCTAATAAGGATATACAAAAGGTCTCTTCAAAAATACTTGGATAAACATACATATTATATTTATGTAGGTTCTCTTTAATATAGTCATTAGATTTATAACCGATATAATTTACATTAGGTAATTTTTTAGCTTGCTCATACAGAGCTTGATAATGTTTATCATTTTGTTCATAAAAATCTTTACCATATACTTCACATGAAGAATAAACATCTAAACTAATTAATGGATTCTTAACCAATTGCATCGCTCCCAATAAAACTGAGAGTCCTCGCCAGGGGGTATTTTGATGAATTATTTTTATTGGTTTGCCCAACTCATAATGCAGGGCTTGTTTTATTTTATCAACACCGTTTTTAATAACCACTGATCTTTCTGTGGGTATATCAAAAAACTGTCTAAACTTTTCATAAGTCCAATGGGAGTTAAAAACATACCAATCATATTTTTTATGATTGTTTTTATCCTTGAACCATGGTGCCAGATTCGGTTGATCATATGAATTCTTCTGCCAGAGAATATTCATCTTAGTTGGATGTAATGGAATTTTTTCAGGGACAGATGTAGTTATTTGTACTTGATCCAATAATTTAGGATCCACGTACTTTATTAAGTATTCAAATTGTAATTCTGTTCCGCCCTTAGGGTTTTGGTTTGTCATTTTTTGATAATACTTTCTGCATTATATTTAAACCTTTCGGTGAAACCTGTACAGTTACATCTTGAACTATATCAGGTCCTTCTTTCTTCTCTTTATAAACTTCACCAGTTTTTGTATTTCTATAAGTAGTTATAGTAGTACAATTAATTTTATATACGTTATCCGTTTTCATTCTCTCTAGTTATTAAAGCATAACTTATGGCACCTTGTATTGTATTACTGCCTGTTGCTGCTTGCACTGTTATAGCATCACCCGCTTCTAAATTCAAGCCTTGAGGTGTGGCATTTACTTGCGATTTAGCAGCTACGTCATCTCTAAAAAATTCATATTCAGTGCTTGAGTCAGATGAGTCAACTAAATTCATATTTACCACAATAGAGGATGATGCGTCATTGTTGGCACAATATACACTTTTAACTATAATCACTCCATCAGTAGGACAAGTAAGCACCGTAGCTTTGTTTACATCGGCTTGTTTAAAACCTTGATTTTTATATTGTATAGTCATTATGATAAAAAGTAATTAAAAGCGTCCTGTTCGTTTTTTAAATCCTGTTGAAAAGAAAAATTTAATTGTTGCTTCATACTGTCTAAAGATTCTAAAATCTGTCTTTGATTATTAACATCGTATTCTTGTTTTGGTTCAGGTATGTAATTAGTTATCTTCGCCATAGCTCTACTATGCCGCCTCTAGCTCCGTGAAAAGTTTGACCATAACTTGCGCTTCCTCCAGGTCTATCACTTCTACTCCGATCTGGTGGCTTCGCCTCATGTACATAAGTTTTTTTGGGAGCTTTTTGTTTTGCTTTTAAATCTTGAGCTGCTGTTGTTCTTATGTCACCTAATCTTTTAGCTTCTTTCCATGCGGCTCTAGCTTTATTAATTTGATCAATTTTATCAAATTGACCTGATTGTGTTAAATTACGAATTCTTTTATCAAACGTTTCATCATCAATCTTCCACATATTATATCCAGCCATAATATTCATTGGATCATCAGAAGGTCCTCCGCCACTTACTATTCTTCCAATATCATCTAGTGAAAAACCTTGTTCTCTTGCAGCCCGTTCCATTATACCTCTTGGACTAACAGGCATCATTTTTCCCACAGCTCCAGCCATTTTAGCCCATAGAGAAGAGTCGGCTATTTGATTTATTAAACTTTTGAGTCCTGTTGGAGGTTCTGGATAATAATCCGCTCCCATATATTCTTCTTGAAGTATAGGCCCTCGGACTTTATTTGGATCTGGATTGTAAACACTATAACCATCGCCACCAGTTCCACTTTGAGCTAAAAAAGTATCTTTTAATATTTCTGCCCCTGTAGGTGTGGCTGTTGCCCCAGTACCTGTAGTACCGCCGATTGTAGTAGTAGTATTAGGAAACATTCCACCGAGATTAGGATAGGCTTCATTTAAATAATTTACTACATTCTGATCTAATCCAAATTGTGTTGTATATGCCATTATCTTCTTCCGTCCGCTTGTGCGTCTAATCTTAATGTTCCATATCGCCAAGTTTCGCCGGTGGCGTCATTAGCAATATTAAGTGAGACCAGTCTTCCTCTGGCTCTTGTATCTACCTTATCAGTAGTTGAGGTAACTGTAAAGGGTCCTAATGGAGAACTAACGGCTGTAGAATCTGGGTAAGAATTTACATATAAAGTAATCTTGGCATTACCAGATAAGTATTTAAAATCAGGTAAAAATCTTCTAACTGACATAAAGTATTCTCCATCTCCTCGAAAATCCACAACGCCAGTCGATTGACCCATCATATTTTTTCTTGTGGTAATATCATAATCTCCAGATCTAATAAATGCATTAATAGAAGTAGTCCCTGAGCTATTAACTTGATCAGTTCCTTCTTCTTGAGAATAATACATACTAGCCCCATATTTATTGGTAATTCCTAAAATAGTTGGAAAAACAGGGGTGCCTGTAGAAGTATATTCTGTCGCATAAGGATTACTAAATACTTGAGCATCTATCCATGTTGTTCTAGAAAGTGAACTCGTTGTCCATACTTGCTCTCCATAATTAAATGTAACACATCTGTCAACTTGAGTACTACCGTTCTTAGGATAAAACCAATTTATTTCATTATATAAATTATTATGACCTGCAGCGACTAGTCTACTAGATGAATAATTAATTCCTAGATTACTTCCATTATCATTGAAAACAAAATCTTCAACTAAACAAGGTAGGTATTTAACCGTACCATCAAATCTAAAAAATCCACCCGCATCACCCATCCAATACACAGCACCATCGGCTGATACGGCCGCATGTTGACCAATACATCCGCAATTAGTTCCAACTAACTTAATACTAAATGTAAAAGGTGGACCAACAAACTGAGCTACGTAAGCGGAAGTGTCAGTTAAAATTAAAAGATAATCTTTACCTGTTACAGCTGCTCTAATTTCATTTCCATTATCTAATCTAAAAGTCCCTGCAGTATTAGTCGCCGTCGGAGTATAAGTATTTAAATCTTCTTGGTTAGAGAATCTGATAAACATTGGATCTTGGGTAGTGGCATCACCAATAGTGGTTTCAGTTCCTAGATGAAATAAATGTCTATCTCTATCTGAAACTACACTCATAATAGAAGCTGTTGGATTACCTGTAGTTACATAATCAGTTGTGCTTTGAGAAGCCCTAATTGTTCGAGGGTTTGTGGCGCCAGCATTCCAAGTAAAAGTTTTTCCATCAGCAATGGTTGCAACTAAGACTTGCCCATAATTGTCTAGACTCCAGTTTCCTGGATCCAGAACCACTGAGCTACTTGTTCTTGCAGTTCCCCATGTTGAACTTCCCCATAAATAAGTACCCCAACCATAGCCTAAAGTTTGAGTAGTAGGTCCAACAGTTATATAAGGAGTAAGAGTAGCCGCACCTACAGCAGTCATACCTGCTCCACCTTCATTACTAGATGCTTGTACTTCTAACCAATCACCTCCAGAATCTACAGTTATAATTTCGTAAGTTTTTTCTAAATCAGATGCAGTATAAGTAGACGCAGCTGTTACTGTTACACTTGTAACGACAATATATTCTCCTTGGGTTAAACCATGAGAAGCTTTATTAAATCGAACGACATTGGAACCATTTGTAGTGGTTATAGTAAAACCTGTAACGGCTGTATCAAGTGGAGTAATATCAAACCACGCATCCCCATAAAAAAGAAATAAACCTTTACTCGTACCAAGCGCAGTATAACGTTCACCATCTAAACTAGTAAAAGCATGTTGAGCTCTTGCCGGACCCGGTAGAGTCTCCTGGGCAGCGGTTAATTGATTCCACCCACCTATTTTTTCTGGTAATCCATATCTAAATCTAACAAAATCCCCATCTGTCCACTGACCTTCGGCCCCTGATTCTGTGGCTTGCTTGTTAAATCCTGGCTTGAAATTTAATTTTTGTAGCATATAGTAGGTTATATAATACTTTTTTAAAGAAGGAAAGATACAAATGATTAGCATATTAGACAAGAAGAATAAATTAAATGAGCATAAAAACAGTTTAAATATTACTTATCCTAGAACTGTAAATATAATATTTGGTAATTATTCCTATCCCGATAAAATACATAATTTTATATTACACATAAAAAATAATTTAGATCCCAAAATGCATAATTATACCAATGTAAAAGGAGGTATGACCCCATGGAACTATTTTTTGGACAAACCTGAATTCATTGAATTTACTTCTTATTTAATAAATAAACATCAAACAACGCATCCAGATATATTTGAATATTTTTTAGAAAAAAATGTATTTGGAGAGGCTTGGGGAAATGAAATTAAAAAGGGAGATAGTTTACACTCTCATAAACACCCCTGTTTACATGGTATATTATATCTAACAAAAGGATGTGATTTAATATTACCCGAATTAAATTTAAAAATAACTCCTTACCCAGGTGACTATTACATCTTTGCACCGGAAATTTTACATGGTTTTAATCCCTCTCAAGATGAAACAAATAGATACAGTTTAATTTTTAATATCCGCCAAGGTGATAGATTTGAATTTAATAAAAAAGTGAAACAATTAAATGAATGAAAAAACAGTTAATATAGATAATTTTATTGGGGTCTATGATAATTATATAACTAAAGAAGAATGCAATAAAGCTATACAATTATACGAGCATCAAGATAAATTTAATAAAACTCTTAATAGAATATCATCTGAAAAATCATCTATTTTACGAAAACAAGACCAACAATACTTTGCAGCTGGAAATAATATAGAAATATGGTGGGATGAATTAAAAACTATAATGTTAAATTTTGAGTTAGCTTGGCGACATTATGTAAAAAATATAGGTGCAGATGACGCTTACGATGGAGGACCATTTCATTATACTTCTTTAAAAATACAAAAAACCTTACCTACAGAAGGATACCATATATGGCATATAGAACATGGAAAAGGATTTAATAATGAACCAAGAGCTTTTGTTTTTTCTATTTATTTAAACGATGTAGAAGAAGGGGGAGAAACTGAATTTTTACATTTTTCCAAAAGAGTAAAACCTAAAACAGGTAGAATAGTTATTTGGCCAGCAGGTTTTCCTTATGTACATAGAGGAAATCCACCATTATCTGATGAAAAGTATCTTTTAACATCGTGGATGATGTTAAGATGATAAAGATATTAGATAATTTTTTTGAAGATAAATTATTTTTAAATATAAAAAACCATGTTACAACTAAACTGTGTTTTACCCCTAGATATGTCCATAATACCAAAGAAAAAACTCATGACAATTATTATGGAAGTAGGTTTGTTTTATCAGAGAATCCAGAATTATTAAAAACTTTTGTTACACAGTCTGAAAAAAAATTCAAAATTAAAATAAAAAAACTCCACTCAGATAGTGGTGTCGATATTAGAAATTTAAGCAATTTTACGCCACATATTGATACTGACTGTAAGATAAATATATTGACAATGTTAGCTGGTCCCACTGCTGTTACAAATGGGACTGTTTTTTATTATACAGATAAAGATAATAATAAAGAATTAGATATTCATGTAGGATTTAGAGAAAATAGAGCCATTTTATTTCCCTCAAATTGGTGGCATTCTGCACACGCAAGTAATATTCCGAATCTTAAAAGATATACTTCTAGTTTGTTTGTAAGTGATTATGAAGAATAAGAGGTAGGTCTTTCACCTAATCGAGCAATTTTTTCTGCCGCTGTTTCAGTAATGTTTCCGTCATCGTCTGTCACATTATCATTGTCCCAATCAGATTGTAATTGAGCTAAGTGAGCTGCATCCCATTTGTCTATGAAATCTTGAATAGGACCTAAAGTAGATTCATCGTAAGCAGAGTGTGGAGTTGCGTCTCTATATTCCACTGCATCAGTAGCTACACTTGTTCCATGTTGAATAGCCCAGATGTTAGAAAACTTAGCTTGATTCCAAAAAGAATCATCATTTATAGTATAAGGACCTGCCGCATCACCAGCTTGTTTGATGACTGTTTTATCTTCAAATATTACTGTCCATGTTGAATTAGTTGCCATTATTATTCTCCTTAAGTTTTAATACAATACATTACTGTTAAATATGGTTGCACAACTGAAGTTGCATCACCAGAAAAAGTTGCACTCATATTGTGATCGTGACCTTGTCCAGATCCTGCACTACCAGTACTACCTGAGCTTCCGCCCGGTACTTGATATGGGTGACCAGTTTGAGTTGGAGTACTTCCTCCGCCTCCTCTACCACCCGGGTGGGAGTGGGGTGCTAGTTGCGCTGTTGATAAAGTTGCGTTAGCTGTTGAACCTCCAACGTTTCCAGTTGAAGTTACCGTGTTTGCTCCACCTGTTGAAGCTAAATTTTTAGTAGGAGATTTGGAAACTGCTACGTTGTCTTGTAAATCAGGTACGTTAAAAGTTGCTGCACCATCTCCAACTCCATAAGTAGTTGAAATAATTGCAAATAAACCTGAGTAAGTTGATCTTGAAACAGCTTGACCGTTACACTCTAAGAAACCTGTTGGTACTGAAGCAGTCGACCACGGCACAATAGTTCCAGTGGGAATTCCTTCGATACCTGTAAGGCTTGCACCAGAAAAATCGTATTTTGTAGCTTCGTAATTTGACATAATCTATTATCTCCTATTTCTCTGTATAAGTCCACCCAGTAGTAGCATCACCAGAATAAACTAATGAGAAAGCTGCGCCTTGTGTATTAACTGTTAAATCAGATCCTGCGTTAGCGATGTTAGAACTATTTCTACCAACAACTAAAGCATTTGAATCGAAATCATAACCTTGGTCTACAAATGAAACCGTATCGCCTGTATTTGGCGACGCTGGAAGTGTCACTGTGACTCCTCCACCATTTGTATTTACTAAAAGTTGAGCACCTGCCTGAACTGTTTCAGCCGCAGTAATTGCTCTCCATACTTTTAATTCAGAACCTTTATAAACGTTAGTTCCGTCAGACCATAATTGATAAGTGTGGCCTTCACATAAAAGAATTCCTGTTCCAGAAGAAGTTTTAAAAGTTAAAGTGTATCCTGCGTGATCACATCCATCCCACACTGTGTATGTTTTTTCTACAGAGTCAGGGATAGAAACTGTAAGATTTGCTTCTAAAGTACCTGTTAATTTTATTACTTCGTTTTTTCCATTAGAAACTGCACCATTAGTAAAAGTTAATGATCTAGCACTGTCAGTTATATTAAAAGTATCATAACCACCAATTGCTTGTTCTAGGATTAATAAGTTTGTATTTGTAATTTGTCCCCAAGTTCCCGAGTTTTCACCGGTTGCTTGTACTGTAAGTTTTAGACTTGCTGATGTCGAGTTAGCCATTTTTAATTCCTTATATATTCATATTATTAAAAAAAGTGGTTTCTGTCAAACCCCTTTATGCAGCCACTACTTGCCATCCAGGTGGATCTATAGGTGCTGAACCCGTATCTACTTCGTTCCAGATTAAAGCACTACCACTTCCTACAGCTACAGTCAACCCCAATCCAGTTACATCTATGTCTGCATTTGCTGTAACAGAAGTACCTGTTCCTAATGCTGCTGTTAATGCTTGCCCTGTAATAGCGGCTATTGTATTTGCATCACCAACAACTGTGCCTAATGCTGCTGTTAATGCTTCTCCTGTAGGAGTAACAACATGATCTGCTACACCGGATATAGTTCCTAAAGCGGCAATCATGAAATTGCCTGTAATCATCGCATCTGGTGCGGGGTCTATATTAGCTAAAGTTAATTGTGCAACATTTAAAGTATTGGCCGTAATAGTTGCATTAGCTTGAACCGAAGCACTAGCTAAAGTAGCTGTTAATGCTTGACCTGTTACACTTACATTTGCCCAATCTCCTTCAGCGCCCCAAACCCATTGACCCCAAAAATATCTACCCCAACCTGATTGGTTATAGGCTTCAATATTTCCGAGAGCCATCGTTGCAAGGTTAGTACTTAACATTGCATCAGGGCCCGCGTCTGCGCTTGCGAGTGTAAATGTTAAAGCCTGACCTGTTGGATATGCACTGGTAGTTCCAATTACGGATGATGGACTAGAAATGGCAGCAGTTAAAGCTTGACCGGTAGGAGTATTAATATAATCGGTTTTACTTGTTTCATTACCCAAGGAAGCAGTTAATGCTTGCCCTGTTAAACTAACAGTAATATTACCGAGTAAACCCCAGGTACCGAAACCCCAGGTTAGTTTATTCCATCCTGCTGACATAGGAAGTTACCTCCCTATTATCCTGAGACTCTAAGAATTGCTGCTGTTGAAGTTGCTGCTGGGAATTGAACTGTGAATGTACCAGAAGTAGCCGTTTTGTCTCCACCGAAATCTAAAATACACACTGCTGAATTCGTAGTTGTAGATGATGTATTATAAATTAATGCTCCTCTAGCAGTTAACGTAACACCTGTCCACGAACGATCTGCCCAATCAACTCTCGCTACACCTGCAGTCATAGAAGTTCCTGAATTAACAAGAGCTCCACCA